CCGTGCCACCTTCCAAGAGCCTGGGAACCGAGGCGAACACCTGCGGGCGCTTTACCATTTCCGCCCCGTCTGCGGATCCATCTGCGTCAGGTCGCGGCCATCTTTCCCAGACGGCCCCGGCTTCCCTTCGCGGCCCTGCTTCCCGCGTCGGCTAGAAATCCGCCAGAGGGGCGATCCTTCCTCGGGCTTCGCGCTGTTCTTCTGTTGCGCAATCCAGGCGTGCCCGTCGACAGACACCGCCGCCCCGGCCGGGTATTCCTTCCCGGGTTCCCAGTTGCCGGCGTCAAATGGAATCGGCAGGAGCCATTCCTTGACGCGCTCGCCGCGCGAGAGGCTGAAGACAAAGCCGCGCGTCTCGTCCAGCCGCAGGTTGAAGTCATCGAACCCGAGGCCGTCGATCCCGTTCGTGCCGTCCTTGCCGTCCATCCCGTCGATCCCGTGCAAACCCTTTTCGCCTTGCAGGCCGGGGAGTCCTTGAGCACCGTCGCGTCCGTCACGGCCAGCGATGCCGTCCAGACCCTTTTCGCCCTGAATGCCGCGGTCGCCCACGGAGCCGTCCTTGCCGTTGAGGCCGGGTGCGCCATCCTTCCCGTTCACGCCAGGAGCCCCGTCCTTGCCGTTGAGGCCATCGGCGCCGTCTTTCCCGTTCAGGCCGGGAGCGCCGTCCTTACCATTCATGCCGTCCAAGCCGGGAGCGCCAGGCGCCCCGTCCTTACCATTCAGGCCCGCCGAGCCATCCTTGCCATCGACCCCGTCGCGGCCGTTGACCCCGTCCGCGCCCTGCTCGCCGCGCTCGCCCTTCTCGCCGTTCCGCCCGTCGATGCCGTCCTTGCCGTCACGCCCGTCACGCGGCACGAGCGCCTTCTGCGCTTCCAAGGCCGTCACCCGCGCCGCGAGCGCCGCATTCTCCGCGCGCAGGGAGGCGTTCTCCTTCGCGGCATACTCCCGAATCACCGGCCCCATCGCCTTCGTCAGCATCGCAATATCTGTCGGCGTCACAACGTCAACTCCAACTCTTTGCGCAGGCTCACCGCGAAGGCCGCTTCGACGTCGTCCTCGTCGTCCTCTTCAGGCTCCGCGGGGGCCGGCGTCGGCGCAGGCGGGGTCAGGATGGGATTCTTCGACCGCTCATCCAGGTCCGCCAGACTCCAGTTCTGCTGTTGCAGATACGGTGTCCCGCCACCCTTCATCGGCCCCAGGTTCAGCCGAGCGCGGCCTTCGTTCGGCGTCAACACGCCCGACCCGACGCCCTTGGAGATGACGTCCATCATCGTGCTCGAGTCCATCAGGAGTAGATCGGTGACGTTGAACTGCGTGCCGAGCCGCACGCCGCCGACCTTGTCCGGCGCCAGTCCGAGGCCGTGGTCCATGACGGACTCGAAGGACGTCATCAACGGCTGGAGGCACTGGGTGTAATACTGGACGTTGAGCGCCTGAATGTTGTTATACGGAGGCTGCGGCCCGCCCACGAGATACCACGGCACCCCGAAGGCGTTCGCAATCGCCTCACAGGCCGACGACCACTGTTCGTTCAGTTGCGACTTATCCGCCGACTCGGCCATCGGCTCATACGTCATCCCGTCCCCGACGACGGCCACGCGCCCGCGGTTCTGCCCGCCGAAACTGCGCTCCCAGTTTTCCTTGAGCCGTTCCGCCGTGGGGGTCGAGATGGCCCCAGGCGCCGTCAGGATGCCGCCCGGTTGTGACCCGTTGCCGAAGAAGTGCGCGCTGTTCGCCTGAATCTTCAGGCCGAGCATGGCCGCGATCCCACACGCATAGAGCGGCGAAATCCCGACGAGCGGGTGATAGAAGGGGTTCCACAGGTCGTGCATGATCTCCCGCGCGGGGACCACGACCGCCTCGGGGAGTTGCGAGAGGTTATCCGTGTTGAGTTCGTAGAAGACGGAGCCATCTGGCGCCACTAACACCTTCACGCGCGCCGGGTCCAGCACATACAGGTCCGTGACGACCCCGCGGGCGTCCCGCTGCTTCAGGGCGTAGGTATTGCCGTGGATGAGCTTCGACAGCATCCACACCATGCGGAAGTGAAACGGCGTCTGATAATGGTTCGGGCGCCGCAGGACGGGCGAAAAGGCCGCATTCTCGATCGGACTCCAGACGTCGTTCTCCTCTTCCCGCACCAGCTCGAAGCGCGTCTTCGCAACGTCGCCGGAAATGAGTCGCAGGCAGGCAAAGACGGTCGGATGCTGCAGGAGGTCACAAAGCGGCGTCTCGATGTTGCACTGCCACGCCCCGGTGAACCCTTCGCGGATAATCGAGTGCCAGCCGCCGCGTGACCCGACCATGAGGCCGGCGCTATTGACTGGGGACATCGCCGGCACCGCCGCCTTGGTGCGGGTGATGCTCAGTCCGAACAGCTTCACGGTTCCGGCTCCATATCGCGGCGCTGATAGCTCCGGCTCGGTGCGACCAGATTCTCCGAGGGGTAATCGCTAGACTCGGCGGTGATCGCGACGGTGGTCGTCTTGCGCGCCCGACTACGGCGAGTGGGCGTCGGCGGCTCTGGGGCCGGTGGCACCTTCGGCGCGACCGTGGCGCGGCCCTGCGCGAGCAACGCGCCCGAGTGAATGCGGGAGATCTGAAACCGCTCGCCGGTCGGTATCTCGCGGCCCTGCAACTCCAAGGGCTCCGCGGCGACCAGCCAAATCCCGTTGAACATCCACCCTCCGAAGGTAGATAATCAGCCCTTCGGAGGGTGGGCTGATTATCTATTTTTGGCTATCTCGCTCATCACTTGTAGAGCGTGAGCCGCGTTGAGTGCAGCCTGCGCGAACTGCATAGCGAGCTGCGCCTCTTTTTGTTGTGCCGCCTTATCGAGTAATGTCTTCACGTTCTCATCCATAGGGTTCTAACTCCTGTTTAGCATGAGGTTAAACATGAGCACCCGCCGGTTATCCCCGACGGATGCGCGTCCGAGTTACGCCGTCAGGCTCCTATGCGGTGCCAGCGGACCACTGCACGTCATCCATCCAGGCGACGCCGGCATTCCGCCGACGCGTCCAGTAGATGTAGCGCTCGCAGCGGAGCGCGACGCTGTTCGTCTGGAACATCGACACGACCGTCGAGCCGACCGCACCCGCGGGCGAGCCGAGCGACCCGGCATCCATGGTCGGCGCGTCGTCCATTTCGAGCGACGCTTCGCGGCTCAGGTCCATTGAGAACCCGCCATCGTCCGCCAGGAAAATCTCTGGCGCCGCGAGCAGGATGATCAGGTTGTTCGCGGGTGTGCCGAGAATCGCATACTGCGACGTGACCACCGGCAACCCGTAGAACGTGCCGCCGTTCATGTTGATCGTCGGGAAAGCGTAGGCCCCCAACGACGTCCGCATGAGCGAGAGCGCCAGCGCGACGCTGTTCGGCATGATCCAGTGCGTCGGCATGATGTGCGCCGTGATGAACGAGTTCATCAGGGCTTGCACGTCCACGTCGACCGCGTCGAGCGTCACGCCAGAGGCGTCGAGGTTCGTGATGCCGTTCGTGATCGAGGCCGGGGAGACACCGGACACCGACACCTTCGCGGGATCGATGAAGTCGATGTCGAGCCGTTCCTGCAGCGCCCGCACCAAGAGACTCCGGACCCGCGCTTCCGCCGACGGGCTCGAGAACCGCACCAGCTCGTCCGTCAGCACGGCGATGTTCGCCACCTTCGTGAACGGGATGGTCGTCTCGTTGTAGTCGCCCTTGGTCAAGGGTTTCGCCTTGCCCTGTCCGACCCAGTAGCCCGCCCCGCCCGACGTCTCCCCGCCGATGCGGGAATTGAACGACACGCGGGTCATGCCGTCGATGCGGCCGATGATGGTCTGCGGTCGGAGATACTCGATGAACTCGCTGACGAGGTTCGTCGGGTAGACGAGCGGCCCCGCCCAGGTGGAGTCGAGCGTGCTGCCCGCCGGGACGACTTCCTTGAGCAACGCCTGAATGCGTGTCAGGCCGGGGAAGTGATGCTTCGCCAACTCCAGCGCCGAGACGCCCGTGCGGAGCGCGGCCGCGCGGCAGATCACATACTTCGAGAGTTCGATGCCAGGCGGTAGCTTCTGCTCCGGCGCGTCGCCCATGACCACATGCGACTGTGGCTGATGCGTCTCGCGCACGTCGCCCGTGGGGGCCTTCACGACCACCGTGCGGACCATCGCGGCCTGCGCGGCTTCCTGCGCCTTGAGGCTGTTGACCTTGCCCGCCAGGGACACAACGGTGCCGGACAGCGCGTTCCGCTCGCCGACTTCGTGCTCTTCGAGACTGCCGTCGGCCGTCTCCCGCAGGTTCAACTCTTCGAGTCTGGCGTGCTTCGTCTGCAGCTCGGCAATCGCCGAGGTAATCTGATCGCCAATGGGTGTCGCCATGCGCGACTCCTTCTGTTGGGAGCCGCCCACATAGGAAGGCGAGGGTGTGTGAACGGTGCCCCCATAGGAGGGCAAAGTGGCGCGTTGCGCCGTGTCAATCGATTTGATGAGCGAAATACTGGCCGATCCATTCGCCGGAATCGTCACGGCAGAGGTTTCCAGCCAGAGCCACTTTGTAAACTTCTGTCCGCCCCAGGGATCTTTCGCGTTGAGCGGCTCCATCTCCAGGGCTTTGAACCCGATACTGAAACCGCGCACGAGGCCGGACTTGATGAGTCGCCAGGCGCGCTCAATTTCAGGAAGGCCGATGTCCTTGGCGATCTGCGCGCGAATCTTGATCCCGCTTTTGGTGACCGTCGCGCTCAGAATGTTGCCGATGGGCTGATCGGCTTGGTGCTGCCAGAGCAACGGCATGGGGAGGTTGAATGTCGCCCCTTCCGGCACGACGACATCGCCCGCGCGATCGACTTCTGGCGTCGAGGCAAGGCCTTCGATGATCCGCTGATCCTCGTCGAGCGTCTTGAGGTTGTCGAGAAGGGAATACGCCCTGCTAAACATGGGGTGGCGTCCATGCTACGCAGGCGGCTGACGAGCGTCAATTTTGGGTTTCTAAATCCCGCGTGAGGGCTTTTCGGATGACGTCTTGCACCGACACGCGCTGCTGCGACGCACGCTGCACCGTCCTGTCGTAGAGACTGTCCGACATCGTGAGATGCACGTCGGTTGAGGGCTCTTGCGGCGACACCGACGGCCGGCCACGGCGGGGCACGCGCGGCGTCATGCCCCCGCCCCAAGCACAAACATCTGATACTGCTTTTCGGGCACGCGCTCCCGCCGCACGAGCGCCCCTTCGATGCCCATGACGAGCGCGGCAATGCCGTCAATCTTCTCCGGGGATCGTTCCTTCGCCAACCGTTGCTCCCCCTTCGCGCCCTTGAGCACCACGACGTTACTCGCCATCCAGGTCAGGATCGGATCGTCCCCGTGGCACAGGTGCCCGCTGACAATCATGCCCAGGAGCCGCTTGATGGCCTCGTTCAGCGCAAACCCCTGGAGCATCGGCACCATGTCGATGCCTTGCCCCGCGAGAATCTGCGCCGACTCTCGGGACGACCGCTGGTCATAGAACACCGACCGCAACCCCTCGGCCCGGCAGTCATTGGCAATGGCCTCCCGCACGAAGGAGTAATCCGTGTCTTCCCCCTCGGTCACGGTGAGCCACTTGGCCCGCTCCCATTCGGCGTAGGGCCGGTTCAGGAAGCGTTCGAGCGCAATCCGTGGCACCCAGTAGCGCATCTTGACCGCGAGCCGCCCATCGTCGAGCGGCCACACCCGCCCCCAGGCCGTAAAGTCGTCCGTTTCGCCCATGTCGAGGCACCCGAACCCGTCCACGGCCAGTAGTTCCTCTTCGGCAGGCATCGGCATACACGAGTGCCACCGGCCCATGTCAATCGCCCGTGACACGGCCTGCGTCCACACGCAGAAGTTGAACCGCAAGACGTCCGAGGCCTCCGAGGGCATCCCCACGGCCTGCCGCACCCGCTCCCGGACGTATTGCCAGGGGAGCGAGACGCCGAGGTTCGGATTCGCCTTGAGCCAATGCGGCCCTTCGGTCTGCCACGAATCACAGGTCGAGCACTCATCCGAGGGAAACCACTTCCCCGCCGTCGCGCACGTCTCGCAGGGGTCGAGTCCGCAGATGAACGCGAACCAACTGTCGTTCTCGACGGTTTCGTCTAAGACTTGCCGGGAATGTTCGTGGTGGTGCCAGCACACCGACGTCCGGTCGAATCCCGAGTTGGTCGTCTTGACGATGAGGGCGTTCCGGCGCCCCTTCGTGCCGGCGCGCATTTTGTTCACGACGATCGGCGTGGCGTGCTCGTGCAGCTCGTCCACCAGCGCCCCGTGGACTCGTTTACCG